TCCTGAGAACTCCTCAATAGACGCTCTAAGGAGGAGTTGTACGTCGGGAGTGGTATTGTCTGCTTCATCGATGATGATGACTTTATGCTTCGACTCGCTGCTAAGAGAGACTGTAGATGCGAAGTTCTTGGCGTTATTCCTAACAGTGTCAAGAAACCTGCCTTCATCCGACCCATTAATGACATAAACATCTACCCCCAATTGATTGCAGAGTGCCTTTGCTACTGTGGTCTTACCGCATCCAGCAGGACCAGAAAGTAACATATTTGGTATCTCACCTTTATCTAGGAAATCAAGAAAGGTCTTCTTGGTTTGCTCTGGTAAGATACAATCTTCAATTGTCTTAGGTCGATACTTCTCAACCCATAAAAATTCATCTCTCATAATTTAGATCCAATCTGGTTTTCTGGATGGGTCACGTAGATAATTAGATGCAGCCCAAGGTTTGCTGCTAATGTAATTCTTGTAAGCAGTAAAAGTGTCAATGCTTGTGTCATGTTTATACTCATCAGGCATTGCACGGGTAAAAGGAGTAGGACATTCAATAGCAGGAAATATTATATCTGCATACTCTAGAGTAAGTTGACAACTATGAACTTTATCATATCTATGCGTATACTCTGCACATAATGCAAGACCATGCTTGATTAACCAACGGAAATTTTCTTGAGCCCATAGAGTGCATGGGTGATTACGAAACGCACCCTTAGAAGTAGAATAAAATGTTCCTGTTTTTTTCTTGGGTAAATCTCCATAACCGTGACCCCATTGATGAGACGCAACAATGGATAACATTTGACATGTTTCTAAAGGCATCTTGACTACGTGCTTATCTGGTAAGCATTGAGCAGACTTAAGTGGGGATGGATCTGTAACAAATATATTCATATTAATATTGTACCACTCAATTGTTCCAATGTCTAATTACCCCTGCAATAATAAAACAGTTAGTGACAAGATAAGAAAAGAATATAAAAGACCGTACCATAACAATGTAATTGTCATAACGCTTCGTTCTTTCGTCAGAAAAGCTACCCAACGCATACTTCCAAGTCCTCCAAAGTCTTTTCATTTCTTCGTAGTATTACTACGAGTCCTATTGATTATACTAATAAATTTGTCTCCTGCAAAGGTTCCTCCCAAACACACATCTATTTCATCCCCATCCTTCCAATTAATCTCACCATTCATTTTGGTGTGTTGCATTGCCACTTGAATTTGATCAATTACTTTCTGGGTTAATAGCATTATTCTTCATCCTCCATAGGTGTTGACCATTCACCTTGTATCTTACCATCTTTATAATGATACCTATCAGGGGATGATGCACCCATATCTTCTAATCCCCAATACGCATCATCACCCTCACCTTCTTTCTTATAAATTGCATATCTTCTCCAATGTGCAATAAAATAAAACTCATCCTTAATCCAATCATTCTTGTTCACAAATTCTAATAACCACTTCTCAATATCTCTACTCTCAATACCATTCATTCCTGGTGTAAACTCTTCATCTTCACACTCTGCATACATCTCATCTTCATTGTCTGGTTTGTAGAACTCTTTAAAAGCATCCCAATCATATTGGTAAGCATCAAATTCTCTGGGAGAAGTCCACAACTCTACAGTTGCCATACAATACTTATCAAAACCATAATAGGTGTCACTATAATCTCCTACCTTTTCACCCTCTACAATAAGGGGTTTTAATTCATCTGTCATAATACTGGATACTCCTCGTTTCTTACTATTTGGGTTTTCATAGTCTTAAAATCTTCCATCAATCTCTGGACTTGTTTCTTATTAAGTCCAGCAAGATACTCACAATTTTCTAAACAACGATAGATACATTCTCTATCACTCATAGGTGGAGTAGTTGGCCACCCATGTTCATCAAGATACTCACCACCAGAAGATGCCTCTAAGTGAGAAAGATCTTGAGCCTCAGAAGGGTTTTCATAGTTATGAGTCTTACTCATTTAATTTACCAATATACTGATAGATTAAATCCCATTTAAACTCAAAAGTTTCTCCCCTCTCATCCTGAAGATAAAAGGGGATATTGGGATGCATTCTCTTAGCACCATAATAATGATTAATAACATTATAGTCATCATCAATACATCTTTCTGCTTCGAGTTCTTCTTCAGAATACTCCATTATCCAAAACTGGAATCAGGTTCTAGTGCTATGTAGTATAATAAATCATGATTCTTACTTGTGAAACGTGATAAAAGTTTTTGAGAAACAATTACATCATAAGTTCCAGGAAGGATCTTAATGTTTTCTACCTTAAAGTTAAATGAGAACTCTTTATCAGTGTCACCCACTACAATAGAAAAATCATTGGAAGTATCATTCTTCTTATCACGGACAAGAATTTTAACTACTCCTTCTCCACCTACTACTGCAAGATCAGGTAATTGATATATTGCTGCAGCCTTAAGAAGTTTATCTAACTGCTCAGTTCTTAATTCAAAAGACACATCTTCACTAGGAAGAGTAATGGCTTTCTCTGGAGGTGTAATAATTACATTAGGATCAGCAAAGAAATACTTAGAACGCATTCTACCTTCTTTGATAACCACATGCCCTTCATTAACAAAGTCTAACTCAGGACTTTGATGCAATCCCAATCCATTAAGGAATTGATTTAGATCATAGATACCAAAATCTTTAGGTAACTCTTCTGAGATAGTTGCTTCAGCAAGAATATTCTTCATCACACTAATGGTGCGAAGTCTATTCCCTTGCTTGAAAAGGATAGACTGATTAATAGTCGAAAAGTTTTTAAGAACAGAAAGTGTCTTATCAGAAAGTTTCATAACCACGGGTCGGAGTTTCATTTAATTGCCCACTGAAATGGTAGAGTAGGAGTGAATAATGTAATGCTTTTAATATATCTCTTTTTGCTTGTCCCTTCTTATCATATCTACTTAGATACTTAATGGCATTAGATCTACAGAATGATTCTGCATCTCCTACAGACTCAATAAGATCAAGTGTCTGGACATCGTTCGTTTCGGAAGTATAGTGGCCACCATAAGTGGTAGAAATATAATTCTTAAGAGCTTCGATAGACTCATCTTCTTTATATTTTCTAGTAGAAGGATTGTTTATTCCAGGAGGTGGTAACTCACCCAATTCAACTGCAGTATCTGTGGGGAAATGATGAGCAACTGAATCATCATTATCTGCCAAGAAATTCTGAGTAAAGGGATAATCATCTGGCATAGTAATATTCAGAGTCTCATAGTCACTAGTATCAGTGAATATAATATCATCCATATTAGCAGATACACATATGGGATCTTCTATTGGTGGGGTAGTATAAATTTGATCCGTAGATAATCCAGTGAGAGTAACAGGACAATTACTAGTATCAATCGTTATATTTTCCCAGTCAGTAGAATCCACATAAAAATGATTGTCTGTAGAGGCTGATGCTGTATTTCCTGATCCTACCGTAAAGATAGAATCATTTGCTGTTGTAATTTTTATATCATCAAGTTTGCAAGGACTCATATCATCCTCCTTGATAGGGTAAGTTTCATCCATAGTTCCATTTAATTCTTCGTATAGAAGACTCCATGCATTAATCATACATTTTATCCTCTAATTTGTCAAGATCTACATCAGCATCTACTTTATCATATAGTTCAAGGAATGCTTGCTTGGTTTCATCATCAAAACGATTTACACAAACTTGAATTGCTTTCATCTTATCATTGAAGATGCTATAAGCACGAACAATGTGAACTAAACGACGAGTACTAATGATCTCTTCGATACCACCATCATAGAATGTTTTACGGATTATGTCACCCCAATCTACGAGTCTTGCCATAAAGTCGGTATCAGTAATACCCAGATTGGAAGCCACACCACCTAATATTCTCTTCTCTACAGAAGGTGCTGGATAGTCTTGCTCAAAGGTTACAGGAAATCTCTCAAGGAATGCTTCATTAAGTACATTAGTACCAATGAATCTACCATCGTCGGATCCTTTACCCTTTGTGTTAGCAGTAGCGATTACATTAAACCCTACCGCAGGTCGGACAAACTTACCGATTTTTTTGAGGAACAACCCTTTACCTTCAAGTATGGGTTGGAGGCATAAGATTTTGTTACTAGCCAAGTCAACCTCATCGAGTAGCAAGACTGCTCCTCGTTCAAGTGCTTCAATGACAGGTCCGTTATGCCAAACTGTTGCCCCATCCACAAGACGGAACCCACCAATAAGATCGTCTTCATCAGTTTCAATGGTAATGTTTACACGAATAAGTTCTCTTTTAAGAGAGGCACATACTTGCTCTACTCCAAAAGTTTTACCATTTCCAGAGAGGCCAGTAATAAAAGTAGGATAAAATAACTTACTTTGAATAATTTTTTTAAGGTCTGTAAACGGACCGAACTTGACGAATGTGTCATCTATTTCAGGAACTAAATTTTGCTGAATAGTTGGTTCTGCAGCAGGGGCACTAAAAGAATTCTCAATATTCTCTACTGCTTTCGTGGTTACTTCAAGATTCCACTTACCTCTTCCAACATTAAATTCTTTAAGTTTTTTAGTAACAGTCTGATAAGCAATATCATTCATAAGACAAAACCCTCTCACATCAGCAGCAGTGAATTCGGTTCCGTAGTTTGCTCTCAAACCATCAATAATTTCTTCACGAGTCATTTTAATTTCAAAGGTCATAATGTAATTCGTTTTCGATATACTTATAATACATCAAAAAAGGGTCTGATTGACCTTGAGTGGACACTTTATGAACTGTACTTCTTAACGCTCTCCTCCCACTCCTTCATGGATGATTGTAATTGACCCTCATTTTCTTTAGGATCAAGTTTATCATACCCTTTCATCTTTTTCCATTTATTATACATTGCACCCAAGATCCATGCTTGAGCAAGTTGTTTAGGCCCATTCTCTAACAACTCAAGTTGCGTCTTGCTAGTTGTGTACTCTTTGTACTCTTCTCTCCAATTGGAATCATCATAAAGTTTATTTGCCATAGGTAAAAGTTTTTCCTTTAATTTTTGTATCACCTTCTGGTGAGGTT